GGGCAGCGAGCCAGGCCATGGCCGGCCAGCTGGCCGCGCTGGAGAGCTTCGCGGCCAGCTCGCCTATGGCCGACCTGCAGGCGATGGCCGCTCGCAAGGCTGAGCGCGCCGCCGCGCAAGCCCAGCTACTGGCCGATCTCAAGGCCCAGTTCGACGGAGCCACGGCAGAAACGACCATCAGCGCCCGGCTGATCGGCCCCGGCAATGCCGCCGAGCTGCGCCGCCAGTTACTGGCCGGTACAGCACCAGGGCACGAATGGCCGCTGTCCGCCGGCGTCATGCTGGTGGGCTCGCTCAAAGGGCTGAGCTTCGTGCGCGAGCTGGTGGGCCTATGACTCTGCTCCTGGACGGCGAAATGATCCGTGGCCGGCAAATGAAGGTCACGGGGGATCTGCGAATCGAAAGCGGCGACATGTCGGGGCAGACCAGCAACAGCGACACCTCCCACAAAGGTTTCAAGCCCAAGACCCTGAACGTCACGCTCCAGATTCGGTTCATCGACGCCAATGACCTGCGCACGATCATGCGCCTGGCCGAAGCGACTGACACCGGTGGCCAGCGCAAGGTCTACCGCATCGTCAATGACACGGCGACTGCGTTCGGTATGCGGCAGGTGGAGTTCTCCGACGGCGTTAGCGCCCGGGAAGAAGACACGCTGCGCGCTTGGCGCGTCCAGTTCACCCTGACTGAAAAGCTGTCGAATTCTGAGCGTGTGGAAAAACGCAGGGCTGGCAACTCGGTTAATACCCAGAGTGCCTCGGGCCAGGGCGTTGGCGGTACCAGCACAGGCGGCAGCGCCGGCGGCGCCGATGACAGCGGTACCGGCCAAGGCCTGACGGGCTTTGAGACCACCCTGAAAAAGCTGGATGACTGGCTGGGGAGCAAATCGTGAAGCTCCATAAAGTCCTGAGCATCGGCGGTGCGGTGCACGACCTGGTCAAAGATGATGTCCGACTGGACCTAGGCACCCCCGGGCGTGCCCAGTTCACCATCAAGTCCACCGCACCCGTGTCGGGCCTGGTCACGCTCGACATCGGCTACAACGACTCGCCCCTGCAGCGCCATTTCATCGGTTACGTCGAGCGGTCGACCTCGGTCAACCAGGTGGAGCAGGTGCTGTACTGCCGCGAGCTGGCCGCGATCCTGGCCAAGCCGCTCCCGCTGAACCTGCGCCATGCCGACCTGCGCACCGTGCTGGCCTCGATCGGCGAACAGACCGGCCTGCGTTTCCGTGTGCCGGCGCAGGCCTATGCGTCGGCCAAGGCGCCGTTCTTCTACAGCCTGGCGTCCGGCTTTCAGGCCATGGACAGCCTGGCCCGGGTTTTCTCGATCCCCGACCTGATCTGGCAGCAGCAGGGCAACGGCGAGGTGTTCGTGGGTAGCTGGGAGCACAGCTACTTCGGCGCCCGATCGCCCCTGCAGCTGCCGGTCGAGCTGTTCAGCAATTACCAGGGCAACCAGAGCGCCGTGATCGCGGCGCTGCCTGGCCTTCGTCCTGGTGCAACCATCAACCAAGGCGAGCGCGTCACCTCCGTGGCCCTCGTCGGCACTGAAATGGCGATCAAATGGAAGACGCAATCCGGCGCTGTGTAGAGCGCATGTTCCCGGAGCTGAGCGGGGGCTATCACCTGCCGCGCATGGCCCGGGTAGTCGGCGTGGCCGATGCGCCCGCCGGCGCAACCATCTGCGACGATTTCCGGCCGCGCTTCGCGGTCGACCTGCAGGTCCTGGACGAGAACGGCGAACCCGACGAAGGCCTGCCGACGCTGGCCGGCGTACCGCTGCCGGTGCCTACCGGCGGCGATGAAATGGGCTTTTTCAGCTTTCCTGAGGAAGGCACGGCCGTGGTCGTCGGGTTCACCCAAGGCCTGCCGCACAGGCCCTTCATCCAGTGCATCCTGCCCCACGGTCTGTCCTTGCCCCGCCTGCCCAAAGGCGACCAGGTCTGGCAGCACAGCGAGGCCTCACAGCAGCGCGTCGAGGCGGACGGCAGCTGGACCCGCCAGACCGACGGTGGAATCACCGACAAGTCGACCGATCGCCAGGTGGAAAGCCTGACCAATGCCGAGCGGTACCAGAGCGATAGCCGCACCATCGATGACCATTCCACAGAGTCGGTGGGCGGTACCAAAAAGATCGAGGCCCTGGGCGCGCTCCAGCTGCTTTCCGGCGGTACCGGCAACCTGGCTGCGCTGGACGATCTCAACCTGGCCAGCGGCCGGGATCTCAACCTGGTGGTGGCCCAAAAATCCAACCTGGCCGTGGGTGGCGACCTGATCGAGCGGGTACAGAAAGCCCGCAAGAGCATCGCCCAGACCACTTGGATTGGCTCGGAGGGCGTGAACGTCCTGCAGGTGCTGTGCGACCTGATCGACCTGGTGGTGCTGATGAATACCGACTTGGCCGGCCACACCCACGGGCCGAGCCCCGCCCCCTCAAACGCCGCTGCCTTCACCGGGCATGCCGGTACCGGCACACAACTTTCTGGGCAACTGAAGCCCATCACAGGAGCTTGAATGGAACTGAAGAACTACTTCGCCCAGGACGACGCCGGCAACATCCTGCCGAATGCGATCTGCTACCTCTATGATCGCGGTACCGAGATTCTGGTGAAGAACCTCAAGGCAGCGGACGGCACCGCCCTGGTCAACCCTTTCACTGCTGATGACAAAGGGCAGGTATCGTTCGCCGCTGCCAATGGACTTTATGACCTACGGATCACCAAGGGCGCACGCGATAGCCGGATCCGCGTCCAGTGCCTGGATGTGACCGAACACGTCAACCGAATGATCGACAACCCGGCGCCCAAGGATTCGCCCTACCTGGCCAAAGGGGATGGCGTGACCAACGACACGGCGGCGTTCACAGCGTTCGAAGCTGTCATCAAAGGTCGCCAGGTGGACCTTGGCGGCAGCAAATACCTGGTCGACAAGATCCCGACCAAGAACATCTACACCAACGGCTCGTTCAAGGTCGGCGCCTTCACTCGCCAAGCCTCGCTGTTCAACTCGTTCGTGTCGCAACCACCGTACGTGCACCGCTTCGGCGGCCAGCTGTCGAAGCTCAAGGCATCCTTGGGCAACCCGCTGGAGCAGATCACCAGCATCGTGTTCATTGGGGACTCGATCACTTGGGGCAGCGGTAACGGGACCGAGCAAGGCCCGACCGAGCCCCGCGACAGAACGCTGTCCGACCCTCGGGACTGGTTCGGTACCGGCTCTTACGTCAACGTGTTCAAACGCTATATCGGCGAGCGGTACGCCTTCGGAGCAGATCCGGTGCTGTCGAACTGGCCCGCCAGCCCAAGCGGCGAATCCACGGTTGAATACACTGTGCCGGTTACGCTCTTCCCGCGTGGGGGGGCTTTCACTCTCACCACCGTTGGGCCATCGATGTCCTCAACCGTAGCCCTGACCGCCGGCGGAGCCGTGACCGGGGCTCAGTACCAGCTTGCAGATGGCAACAATCTCGGAACCAGCTCGCACACGATCAGCTTCCGCTTCACGGGCACCGGCTTCACTCTTTCGTTCGGGGTGGTGGGTGACTCGCTGGACTATGAGCTAATTGTGGACGGTGTCAGTCAGGGCGTATTCACCACCAGCGAAGGTGAGGATGGCCTGACTTATGGCAACGACCGCCGGCGGGCGCACACTTTTGGCTACATCCGGGACAAAGTGGTCGAGCTGCGTACCAAGCGCCGTGCATCACAATCTACTGGCAGCAAGGTATTCCGGCCTGAAGCCATTCTCATTAACAAGAAGATCCGGATCACTAACCAGGGAATCAACGGTGCCAGCTCCAGGACGTACCGTTCCTACAATCTGCCGCCCACTGGTGCAGGCTTTGGGGATGGCGTAGCGGTAGGCACCCAGGACAACTATGTGTTCTGCCAGATCGGTACCAACGACCGGATCCGCTCTGTCCAGTTCGCGAGCGGTGTGAACGAGTATGCCTACAACCTGGGGCTACTGGTGGACGTACTCCAGCCGATGGCTGATGTGATCCTGATGTGCGCCAATCCAGCTGCCGATGAGAGTCCTGAGACGTTCTCCTTCACCATGCAGGATGTTCGGGGCACCATCTACCGGGCTGCTCAGTCCCGCAAGCTCGACATGATCGACAACTACACGGCGCTGTCGGCAGTCGACATCAACGTCTTGGCGAACGATGGCTTACACCCGAATAGCCTGGGCTATTCGCTGATGGCCCGAAACATTGTGAACTCGCTGGAGAGTGCCTAGACCACTTATTAAAAAGGCGCCTCATGGCGCCTTTCTTTTATTCAACCCTAAGACTTCGTCATTTTCTTCGATATTGTTCCTTGCCACCCTACAAGCTTCTATTGCTAAAGGGTCAACCTTCATGCTTTCCAATAACGCTTCTGGATTGTCCCTTGGCGAATCACCCAAGGCCCTGTCGCAAGCATTCACGCAGTAAGCAGTAGCGTTAAGTAGCTCGACTGCAACGATAGAAAACCTCCATAATCCATCAGCCGCCACCAATTCTTTAAGTAACACATCAAGCCTAGGCGTGACGTGTCCAATTTCCTTCAGTATGTATCTGTCATGCGCTGAATAGGTATGGGCGATTTCACTAAAGTAGGAGTCCAGCATCGGAGTCCTGAAGCTAGGCGGCATTCTGTGACCACTGGGAATTTTGCTGGAAACAAGCTCCAGCAGCGATTTAGCAATGTCCTTTGCCGCGTTCTCTGCCAAGTGGCGTAGCCGAAGGACATCCTCTGTTATACACATTTTCTTGTTCTGAATCGCGCCTCTATCTTTTAAGACTTCACGTGCTTGGTTAAGGAAAAAACCTAGCGCAACACCTGCCAAACCAATCGCACCCTGCACTAACTGATCCGAGTCAGACTTCAAGATCATTTGCGAATAGGCCATGCATTGGCTAAATGATTCGATATCCATAAATACCCACTCCTACAAATAGCTATTTTACGCTGATCTTCTAAAGCGACTCACGACCTTTTCAAGGATTGGACCATTGCTATTCCTAGTTAGGAAGCCATCCGCAGTAAACAGATAATCAAGTGTATCCCTTTTTATTTCTGCGATGCCCTTACTGTAGGCGGCAAACTCAACCGCAGAAAGTAGATAACTTCTAACGCAGCTGTAGGCAGCGATAGCCTGTGGGGTTGTAGTGCCGGCGCTATTCTGAACATGTCTTGTCCCTTCAACGTCATAGTAAGGCATCACGATTCGGTCCGAGTACAAATGCTCACCCAGATCTTGGATTCCAAAAAGTTTGATGAGATAGAATATGTCCCGGGAAAAATCTATAAGGCTATTGTGCGCCTCATCCAGGCGTTCCTCGCTACCACCAATGATCGCGTCCAGTGATTTCTGCGCAGACCTCAGCTTGGAAATAATTTCATCAATGTAGTGATACTTTAGTATGGGGGCGCCATCCGCGGGACTTCCGTTAAACAGTCGAGCATGAATGCGCGGATCAATCTTATAAGCTGTCTTATACATCCCAAACCAGCTTAACTCGCCTACAACATCGTAAAAAGACACGAACTCTTTCCGATGAGAGTAGAAAATATCATGATTGTTTTTTGTTTCAACAACTTTAATCTGCTTAGTTGTTAAGGCGATTTGCTTAGCCGTTTGAGATGTCGAGTGAAGTTTCGCAACCAGAGCCGTCATCGGTATAGACAGTGACGCAAGTGCGATAGGCAGTTTGCTTACGCTTATGAACTCATCAAACCCGTTCTTGGTAAGCGACAAGCTATATCCCTTCCAAGACATGAATCCGAACTCTATAAAATAAATGACCGGGACCAGTACCGCTTCCCAAAACAGAAGTTGCTTTGTAAGACCATAGTCCGGATTCAAGTAAATTATTTTACGAAGCGGTTCTACTCGCCCGCTTTCGATAAATATCAAACGCCGTAGGACCGGGACAGCGATTACCTCGACTAATAGTATGGGCAAGATAATGAACCCCACCAGAACCACTACAGAATCTTCCATGCCGCCTCCCTTATACCTTGGCATTTGCTTCAAAATGCACGGCAGTATGCCACTACGGGAAACGGCACGATTCGCCCTTGAGCCAAAAATTCTGCCTTAGCTAAAAAAAAATCATCCAGAAAATCACTTATCCCCCTCCCGCCGACGCGCTTTTCGTCGTGAAATCGTGCAAACCGGCCGGGTGGTGCAAACCATGCTGCCGGCCTCGCCGTCTGTGGGCTCCCGCAGTCCGGTGGCAATTGCACGCTGTGAAAGAAAATGAAAGGTTGTGCAACGCGTTGCGGTCCGTTGCACCTATTGGCGCAACATGCCGCCCATGGCTGGAGCCCGCGGAATCCGTGAAGGAAAAACGAAAAAATCCCCGATTTCATGGATTTTCAATTTCGGACACTGTCAGTTTCGTGTGTGCACGGCGCACCAGGAGCGGGGCGGCGATCTGGCTGGAACCCCCGGCGGGTGGGGGTTCAGCGATTCACCCGCATTGCAGAGCGTTTCACTGCTCGGTACCGGTCGCCAGCCACATGTGCGGCAGCTCGCCCAGGTTCTTCAAACGCTCAAATTCTTTGGTCACTACCGGGATCAGGATGTGCTCGAGGCGGGCTTTGAACCGCACGGCCTGGTCTTCGGTCAGGCGCTTCACTGTGCCGGTACGCGCACTGGCGCATGACACGTTCTTCGGGTGGATGCCGATCCCGTCCAGGCTGCCATGTATGTAGCCATCCAGGTACTCGCGGCGCTTGAACAGGATCGCGCTCTCCGGTACTTCCTGGTAGTCCCAGTGCACCTCCCAGGCCTCGCCATTCTGGATCAGTTCGATTTTCGGGAGGGCTGCTTGGGTGGCTGCTTTGCGCATTTTCTCATCTCGATCAATTCGCTTCGTGGGGCATTTTGAAGGATAGCTTCGGGGTGCCCCATGAAAGGTTTTTCAGGCTGACCCCCAAAAGCCTGTCAGAACATGGATATCTGTCAGGAAACAGGCTGGAGGCCGCGTATTTACTGGGTTTGCGATCTGACAACGTAGTGTCAAAAACGATGCAGATCTGACACGCCTAATAAAAAAGCCTTATAAATCAAGGAGTTGAAAAGGTGAAATCTGACAGTGTGGTTTTGTCAGGTTCTGACAGTCCGTTGACACCTTTCTGACACTACATCAAAACGCTGGAAGCCTTGAGATATAAGGGTTAGACATAGGTCAGAAGAACAATCTGACAAATCTGACAAGCTTTTTAGGGGTCAACCTAAATTTTGTTTTTCTTCGTGCAGGGGGGCGTTTCGTATGACGCGCATACATAGCATAGGGCCCGAAAAACCGGGCCTATCACTGCGCCGCAGTTACCTATTCGAGACTCTCAAGGTGGAGACTCTTTGGATACCTCCGTCGCGCAGACCAGGTGGTGAACACCCACATCCCGAAGAATCCGCCCATACCCCCCATCACCCCGGTGTAGAGTTTTGGATCACTCAGAAATGTTGGTCGAGGGCCATACACCGCAAGCAGAAAGCCTGCGCATGCTAAGGCGTAGGGATGCGACAACACTGCCACTGCGGCTGCTACCGGTCCGCTTCGCTTTTTCTTTTGCGGCTTCGGCCTTGTGAATTGACCCATATTGCGAACCCCCTTCGGAAGCCCACGCATGGTCCCTCTCACCATAGGTTTTCGACTGGTGCTGGTGTGGAGTACTTCAACGACGACACCATCATTCGTATCGAGGTAATCGAAAGTGAACTCCACTTCGTTCGGTGCATTCTCGGGCTTCTTGAGGATTTTGAAGTCGTTGAATTCCCGAGTCGCTTTCAGGACTGAAACAGACAGGATTTCCCCATCGTCGCCCACGACCAAGCGAAGCGGATCCCGGGCGACGATGTCTTTACCCAAGACGGTGTTCTCGCCGTTGTTCCAAAGAATGAGGACAGACTTAGTAAGGCGGGGAATGCTTATGCCGTTGTACTGCACCTGGATTTCGGAGGGCAGCTTATCGGACACCCCTCCGAGCAGATGCTCGCCTAGGTGTACGTAGCCCAGACTGGTTCGTCTCCGGCTCCAAAGGTAGGCCACGATGCCGGCGATGAGACCTATGATCCCAACGAGTGTGCCGAGCCATGCCTTTTCCAAAAAGCTGAACGCTGCATCAATCCAGGACATTTGCGGCTCCCTAGCGGTGATGGTGTGGTCTCTGGACTCGAACCCGTTACCTAAGGGCGATAAGTCACCTGCTCAGACTGTGCGCTTACAGTCGCCTCAATATGAGTTACGCCAGATTTACGCCTTAGAAATAAAAAAAGCCCGTAGATCAGGGATCTACGGGCTCGGATTGGTGCCCCGAGGGAGACTCGAACTCCCACTCCTTTCGAAAACGGATTTTGAATCCGCCGCGTCTACCAATTCCGCCATCAG